CAGCAACCGTCAGCAAACGCAAGTGGTGTTCTAACGGAGGGATTGAGAGAGACAGCAGAAAGAGGACGCTACCCTGACATTGAGAGATTCAACAGGTCATTATCAAGAGTCTATAAGAAACGACTTTTGGTCGCACAGGAAATCATGACCGAAGAAAGACTGATTAAGACCCTTGGCAGAGGAAATAAAGTAAAAGTTCAAAAGTTCAAAGCTTCTGATTTGAGAGGGAACACCGATGTTCGACTTGAGTTGGATTCCGGTTTGATTCAGACCAAATCCGGTCAGTCACAGATGTTTTTACAGATGATTCAAAACGGATTCTTTGAAGAAGGGAAAATCAGTCCAAGCATACGGCAGGAAATCTTACAAAGAATGGGGATGTCCACCTTTACAGATGAAGTCAACAACGATGCTGAAAGAGCCGAAGCAGAAAATGTTTCCGTGGCTTCCGGTGAACTGAAAGTCATGCTTGCCGAACCCAACCCTGAAACAGGAGAGGATGAAGTTCTGAATTTAGACCCGCTGTTTAAATACGACAACCATTCCATTCACTTTGAAATCCATCGGAAATACATTATCTCACCTGAGTTCATCGAACTGCCAGAACAGTATCAGACCATTCTAATAGCCCATGCTGATTTGCACCAGAAGATGATTTCCGATAAACCAGTTGATATTAGAGAATACGTCCAGATTGATAAAATACTGCAACCAGGAGTCTTGAAAGAATCCGAGAGAGCGCAGGTAGTTGAGAAATATCTAGGTATTCAGCCGGGTCAGGAACCTGTAGTTGGTATCCCTGATGCTGATACAGTTCTTAAATCTAAACAGAAAATGGCCTCTGATGAACAGAAAGTATCTGTTAAAGACCGTCAGATAAAAGCAGACCTTATAAAGACAGGAATGACCAATGCCATACAGTCTCAAAAAAGTGAAGGGCGGGGAGAAGGTAGTAAGCCCAAACAGAGAGTTCAGTAAAAAGCCTTTAACCCATAGACAAGCGGTTAAACAGTTAAGGGCTATTATGGTGAATACGAAAGGTAAATAATATTGCTTTACTTTAAGCATAGCTTACAGTAGAGACAAAACAACCAAAGGAGAGTAATTATGGCAGACAATGATAGCGAGAAAGTCGGGTCGCAACCGGCAGCCAATGAAGAAGTCAAGGAAACAAAAGACGTATCACCGGATTCGTCACCGGAGAAGGATGCAAAGTCGGAATCATCCACCGAGCAACCGTGGCACAAAGACCCCCGTTTTAAGCAGGACTTGGGGCTTCTGAAAGCCGCGAAGAGTCTGATGGAGAAGAACGGGTTGGAGTCCGTTGATGACTTGGTTGAACTCGCAGAAAGCGGAAAGAAGGTCAAAGGGAAACAGGTTGACCTTGACCGCCTTGAAGAGATTCAGAAGAAAGCTGAAAAACTCGACAGGTATGAAGAGTATTGGAGAGACCAAGAGGAACAGAAACGGCGAGCAACTGAAGACCCCGAACAGACCATCTCAAGACTTGAGGAGCAGTTAAAGAAAAAAGAGGCCGCAGAAAAGCACAAAGAGGAAAGAAGACGACAACAAGAAGCGGCAAAGCAAGCACTTCAGTCCTATGACCGAGAGGTGCAGAGTCTCATTAAGGAAATGGAAATACCCAAAGAACAGCAGAACTTTATTTCTGAGTTCTTTGGAGTAGGCAATCCTTTTAATGACATTGATATAACCGACAGGAAGGCCATCAAGAAGTTAGTTGCTGATGGGATTAAAAAGAAAGAAGCCTATGACCAAGCCATTATCCAAGCCTATATCAAAGGCAAAGAGGGTATCCTGAAGGTCGCGGCTACACAAGCTGCCGCACCGACTCAGGACGCTCCCAAGATAATGCTTAAGGACGCAAGGCGCATATTTGCAGAAACGATGCGTAAAGCATCAGGAGGATAAAAAATGGCGAATTATGCTGATTTAACCAATATTACCGATGTGTTGAAGAACGTATATGGTGAAGGACTCACCAATCAGTTCAACGACGAGAAAATTACCTATAACCTGTTCCCCAAGTCAGACCGGAAACCCGGCGGAAAAGGATATGTGTTTGGTATCCGTTACGCAAGGGCGCAGGGAACCGGCGGACGCGCAGAATCAAAGTATCTGCCTGATCCGTTGACCGGCGTGAAAGATAACGGGATAATCAACCCCCGTTATATTTATGGTTCCATTCGTATCACCGGCCCCGCCATTGAATCGGCAAAGGGCAATACGATGGCTTTCGTGGACAGTCTTTCGGATGAAATCGAAGACATCTACCAGAGCATTGTAGTGGATATGAACCGTATGTCCCATTGGGATGGTTTCGGTCAGTTGGGAAGATTGAGCGCCGCAGCCACCGTTCCTGCCGATACATGGCTTGGAACCTTCGACAACGACCTTGGTGTTCGTTATATGCAGGAAGGCCAGTTGGTTGACTTCTACGCCTCTGCCGGTGACACCGTTCCCGGCTCCAGTGGTTCAGCGGTATTCGGGCAGAGAATCAAATCCATCACGCCTTCTACTAACGTGGTGCTGTTTGAAGCCAATGCCACCACTTATAAGGCCACCCATCCTACCTTGTCTTCTCTGACTAACGGAGTTGCGACTACTATGCCTTCTGGTTGTATCGCTGTAAAACTTGGTGCAAGAGACCTTGCCCATGCTTCCACGGATACGCCTGTTGAGTTCACCGGCCTTGACGGTATTTTCGATGACGGAACCAATCTGGCCGTCTTTGAGGGAATCACCGTTGCTTCCAATCCGAAGTGGGCGGCAAATGTTGTTTCCAACAGTTCCATTAACAGGGAGCTTTCCATTGACCTCATGCTCAATGCCTGTGATGTAACCCGAACCCGAAGCGGCAGGAAACCCAACAAGATTCTCATGGGTCTTGGGCAGCGTAGAAAATACGCCAACCTGCTCATGCCTGATGTGAGGTTCGCCCCGACTGTTCTTAAGGGAGGTTATGAAACCCTTACCTTCAGTGGAGGTGATGGGTCACTTGAAATCATTGTTGACCCGATGTGCCAGCCCAATCGTATTTACTTCTTCCCGGATGACATCATCAAGAAATATGAACTGACGCCTCTGGGATGGGGAAATCTCGACGGTAGCCAGCTTCACCAGAGGGCAAGCTACGATGAATGGGATGCATTTTTGAGATGTTATACCAATTTAGGCGTGGAGACAAGGAATTGCCTCACTGTCCTTAAAGACCTAGTGGAACCCTCATTGTATTAGGGGGTTATGTAATTAACGGGGGGCATCCTACGATAAGTGGGATGCTCCCTTAACCTAGTATCCACTTATGTGGGGAAAACTATGGAGGAAGTAACATGATTAAAGACAGAAACATTGACCCCGGAGCCAATATTCAGCTTTCCAAGATTGCCGGTCTTGGCCTTGGCCCGATTACCGGAGAGACTTTCTATGTTGCTAAAAAAGGCATTCAGTCAAGAACTTGGTTGGACGGTAGGGTTCCCGGCGACCATCTCTTTTTGACCATTGACGCAGCCATTAACAAGTGTGTGGCTGAAAGAGGGGATGTGATTATTGTCGCACCCGGTCATACGGAAGACGTTGTTGCAGCGGCAGGGATTGATGTTGACGTAGCCAACGTATCAATCATCGGGCTTGGGAATGGAGATGACAGACCTACTATCAACTTCACGACCGCCAAGACTGCCGATATTGATATTGACGCTGCCAACATCCTCATCGAGAACATCTACTTTGACCTGACGGGCATTGATGAACTGGCTGCTGCGATTGACGTTAATGCGGCCAATTTCACCCTTAAGAATTGTGAAATTCTCATGGCTGATTCCGGTGGGCAGGCTAAAAACGCCATTACCACCGCAGCCGCAGCGCACAACCTGAAGATTCTGAACTGCAAGATTCTTGCTCCCAATGCCGGTGCGAACGATGGAATTAACATCACCGGAGCCATCAACGGAGCAGAAATCAAAAACTGCTTCATTGCTGGTGACTTTGCTGTTGCACCGATTCACAACCCGGCCGGAAGCATTGCCACCAATCTGTTGATTTCGGACTGTGTTTTGAAGAACGATAAAACAGGTGAATTTGCCCTTGAGTTGGTAAGTGCCTGCACAGGTTTCTTGGTGCGGAACTACTACCACACCAATGCTTTGGCAACCGCTGTTGACCCCGGTGCCTGCTTCAGCTTTGAGTGCTATGCTTGCCATCAGGCAGATAGGAATGGCCTTCTGACCCCGGCTGTTGACTCTTAGTAGAAAGGATTTCTAATGGAAGATGTAAGACCTGACCGCAGTTTTCTACGGGACTTGAAAAACCTAGACCGTAGATTAAGTTGCAAATTCAATGGGTCGCATTTTGTCATTACTTATGATCGTGGATATGGCGAACCCGTCAATATCTTCAGAGTATGTGGGGATACTGGCGGGTTTCGTCAGCCCAATCAACAGGACTTAATGACGATTAAACAAGGGGATTTGGCTTCAGGAGAGTCTCTTGACCTGCGGCTTAAAAAAAGAGCCTATGCCTACGAACTGATGCAGAGAGAACAAAGACGCAAGGCTGCTGAAGAAATCAGAGCCATGACCCTAGACAACAAGATTCAGCTTCAGAACGCCTATCAGAAGAGAGCCAACCTGGGAAAGACCGGAAGCGCCTTCAGAAAGATAACTCCCAAGAGCAAGAATCGGGTGAGTATATGACCGACTACACACGATTTAAAAAGCATTTAGAGGACATCAGGGCAAGTGTTTATGAAGAACCGCACATTGTTCACCATGAACAGATGATTGACCTGTCTATGAGTGCTTTTGCAAAGGACGTTAAGAAGGTCTTGGATGTTGGGTTTGGGACGGGGTATTCACTTAAAAAGTTCAAGGAAAACGGTGTTGATGTTACCGGAATCACCATCTTTGACAAGGAAAGAAGGGAAGCGGAGTTCAACGGCTATAACGTCAAATTGATGGATATGAACTTCCTTGAGTTTGAAGACAGTTCCTTTGATATGGTATGGTGCAGACACGCTCTTGAACATTCTGTCATGCCCTACATAGCCTTGAGAGAGTTTAATAGAGTCCTTCAGGAAGGTGGCAAGCTCTATATTGAAGTCCCCTCCGACAACATGATTCACATTGAAAATAAGAACCATTACTCTTTGTTCAGTGACCATGCTTGGCAGTCCCTGTTTAAAAAGGCGGGTTTTAAACTGAAATACAGAGGGCAGTATGTAGTCAGGATTGGAGATGAAAAGCAGTTCAACGACATTTACTGGTATTACTGGATGGTGAAATGAAGGCCATTGTCACAATCGTAAGAGGCGACCGATACAAGGAAATATGGAAAAGGACAGAACCCTTTTTCATTGACTACGCCGATAAGTGTGATGCGGATTTGATTGTTCTTCAGGGGTTGGAGAACCTTGAATACCCTTCACCGCATTGGATTAAATTCAGTGTCTATGAACTATTGAGAGAGTTTGACCGGATAGCCTTCATAGACGCAGACATCATCATTCGACCAGATACGCCTTCTCTATTTGATGTGGTTCCTGAAGATCAGTTTGGGATATTTAACGAAGGCGAATATACCCCACGTTCCATGTGCATCCACGAAGTCCGTAAAGTCTTTAACGTGGACATCAAGAATTGGAACGGAAGTGACTACTACAATACGGGCGTAATGGTCATGTCCAAGTGCCACCGTTACTTATTCAAGATTACCGAAGAAATCAAACCCTTAAGAAACGCATTTGGTGAGCAGACCTATATCAATATGAAGCTCATGGCGAACAACGTCAAGATATTCCCCCTTCATTTCAAGTTCAACCGAATGTCCATTATGGATAGAATCACCGGAATGACAAGACTTGATTCTTACCTAGTCCATTATGCAGGAGATGGAGATAAGCTCTTTGAGAAGATGGACAGGGACATTGAACAGTGGAAGAAGGACGCCCCATTCTATACGTATAGAAGGAATATCTTTATTTGGTCACTAGGAGGGCTTGGGGACTGCATAGCCACTGAACCCGTTATCAGATTCATCAAACAGAAGATTTATCCCAACGATGAAGTTTATGTCATGTCCAAAGAACATTATCTCTATGAGCATATTGAGGGGATTCATGTCTCAAAAGACTACCCCAAGAACACCTTTGATGCCGTCCATGAGATGAACACCCACCAAGTTCCTTGGGATCAGTTCGGAAAACTCTGTCCATTTCCTTATGTTCATTCGATTGATTGGGCGTCTATGGCTACCGTGGGGAGGCAACTGCCTGACAAATGCAAGCAGATTACCCTTAAATACGCCCCCGAACACCTGAAAGAAGCAACGGATATTTGTGAGAATCTTGAAGAATTGATTTTGGTTCATCCGGGTGTGGGATGGGAAACCAAGACCTTCCCCGTTGAATACTGGCAGAAGATAGTGGATGACCTGTCTGACCTTGGCTTTAAGGTCGGGATTATAGGAAAGAACGTAAACGATTTACACAGAGTCCTTGAAGTAAAAGTCCCCCCTAACGGGTATGATTTCAGGGACAAGCTTTCAGTTCAGGGAACCATTGCCTTGATTTCAAAAGCAAGAGTCTTAATTACCAATGATTCATCCCCCCTATTTATGGCGGGTGCTTTCACGAATTATATCATTCTTATACCAACGTGCAAGCACCCAGACTTGATTATGCCTTTTAGGAATGGTGGAGATAAGTATTGGAGAGCAGCGGCGCTCTATAAGAAAGTCCTTGAAGACGACGACTATCGGGCGGTCACTGATTTGAAGGGGTGGAGTATGAAAGAAATGCCACCGGGTCATAACCTGATGGAATACCTGCCCGACACAGATGATGTCGTGGACAAAGTAATAGATTTTTGCGACCAGTGGGAAACAACCCATTGTTCGACTAAACTAAAGGAGAAACAAAATGGGAAAGAATTTATGGGCGGCGGCAGGAATGTCGGTGGTGTTGTGGAATCCTACCAATGAGGATTTCGATATGCAGTATGCAGGAAGGTCATTTACTCTTGAAAGCGGTCAGAAGGCGACCGTCAATGATGCGTGTGCCAATCATCTTTTAAATGCCTTCGGGCCGAGAGGTCTTACGTTCCTTTCTTACGGTGACGATGAAAAAGACATTGAAATAAAAGCAAAAGAGAGGAATTATGAATTTAAGAAACGTCAGGTTCAGGTTTATAACCAGACAAACGAACAAAGGAAGTTGACTCGTTTGGGTTATTTACCTCCAAGCAAAAAACTCAAAGAATACGCTTTGGAATTGGGTATCCAGCTTATCGAACCCTATTCCATGAAGGACGAAGAAAGAGCCGCCATTTCCAAATCAACAGTTGAAAATGAACTGTTGAAGACACAGGTAGCTCAACAGGCCAAGGAGATAACTGAACTGAAAGAAATGATGAAACAACTTCTGTCCGAAAAGGAACCAAAGAAGAGAATGGGCAACCCGAATTGGCTGGCCGCTGCGGATAAACGGAGAGAGGAAAAAGGAGAGAGTTAATGAACTACGAAGGAAACTGCTGGAATATCCTTAACACGATAAGATATGCCATCAATGAACAAAGCACCGCCTTAACCAATGGAACCGATACAACGGGTGCTTTTCAGAACGCCTATCTTATACAACAGATTAACAGGGCGCAATACTTCATCTACTCTGTTTTATTCGGGCAGTTTCCTGATGTGTTCTTAAAGAGCGCCTCCATTACCTTTACGGATTCAGTTGCATCCCTTCCAAGCGACTGCTTTAAAATCAAAGAAATACTGGACTCCAATAACATTCCTCTTCTTCCCATTGACATGAAGGAGAGGAAGATTGGAACTTATGTCGGAGACAGATACGCCTACTACCGATATGGTAATTCAGTAGCCATTGACCAATCAGGAGTATCAGAGACAGGAACAATCTGGTATTATTCAAGATGTAGGGAACTTACCTGCGGGATGTCATCTGCCGGTGGAGCATTGAGTCTTACCCTAGCTTCTACTGCCAGAGGCATAGTGGACTACTACAATGGCATGACCATCGAAAATATAACGGATAATTGGGTTGATACCATCTCCGATTATACCGCTGCCAGAGTTTGCACGTTAGCGGCACAGACAGGCGCGGCTTCTAAATACTATGGTCTTGT